TGGCAACGGCCTGAACCGCGAGCATGAACTGCGCTGGCACAAGCCGGCCTGGAAAGCCCACGAGGTGATTCGCAATATTGGCACACGGCTCAGTTTCCTGCCAATGGGTGTGTTCCGGACTCCTCGAGTCCTGGAAAGGGACCAGTGGCCCCTCGCCGTGTCGCCTGAGATCGCTAACCTCGATCTCGACCCTGTCACCTCATACCGGCTGTACTACGCCAGTTCCAAACGTGGTTTCGCCACCTGGAAGCGTACCGGTCGCACCCCCCACTGGTGGGCGCCAACCTGCGCTCACGCTGACGCTCTCGGACTCACCACTACCGCCGCCTAACCCGGCTGCACAAGGACGCACCATGAAGCTCGCTTTCGTTACCCACCCCGTCACCTCCGATACCTGCACGGTGTCCATCGTGAAGGCGATCAGCCAGCACGACCCCGTCGCGGTCGTGCTCACCTGGAACCGCAATGGCAAGATGTGGTCCCCCGCGGGGTGGGCTGTCACCTGTGACAAGCAGGCTTTCATCAAGGCTGCCGGCAACCTGCTCCACTACGTGGACAAGTTCTTCAGCGAGAACAAGCTGTGGGGCCAGGGGCCGGAGCACCTCATGCTGGCCATGGAGAAGGCTGAGTTCAGCCAAGTGGTCATCCATGGTGGCGAGCAGATGTCCACCGAGGAGCTGGCCAAGGTGAAGGACCAGTATGCCCCGGTCGGCACGGATGACATCGTGGTGAACGCCGATGACGAGGCTGACGCCAAGAGCACCATCCGCGGGCGCATGATGAAGCTCCTCAAGGAAGATGAGACCCGCGCCGAGGAAGTCGGCAAGTGGTTCGCTGCCAAGCAGCCGATCAAGAAGATCGAAGCTGCGGAGCGCCCGGCTGTGGTCCACCAGAAGGAATACCGGGTTCGCTGATGGACATCATCTCCCTCTTGCGCAAAGGCCACACCAAGCTCAAGAGGGAGCTGACCCGTGGCGACACAGACGCACGCGTTCTCGCCAACCTGCGCATCAAGCGAACCATGACTTACGAAGAACTCCATGCGAGTATCTGCTGTAAGAAGTCAAGCTGCAAGAAGATGGCCGTTCACTTTGCAATCAATAACTTGTATCTCAACAAGAAAATTGCTTGCATCGAGAAGCCCGGCTTTATATTCCTCTGGACACTCCGGAAAGACAAAGCCCAATGAAGACCCTCCCTCTTTCTGTGTTCGTCGGCGCGATCGCTGCCTTCTCATTCACCCTGGGGGTTGCGGCTGGGCACGACCTTGGGGAAGTTACCGGAGCGGCTGCTGTCAAGCAAGAAGCGCAGAAGCTCGATGCTGGCCACTACATGCAGCAAGCCGATGGCAAGATCGTGTTCGTCTGGACCCCCTACACCTTGGATATCAAACATGAAGCACCTCTCCCATATGCTCCTCGCGGTAACGCTCCTCAGCCTAGTGGCATGCGGAAGTAGCGGCAGCTCGCCTCAGCAAGCGCCGACCACTGGCTACCCCCGGACAGTGGTGTTCGAGCGGTCGCCTGCCCCACCGTACCTCACCGGGGCGGACTTGGTGGCCCTGAAGGAAGTCGGCCCCAATCACTTCGTCGGCACCTTCTATGCCGGCGGGGCAGAGGTCACTTTCCATGTGGGTGTGGGCGGCAGCACATACGCTGACCCGGTCGAGCAGACTGATGAAGACATCAGCGTCAGCGCGAGCCTTGTCAGCGGGTGGCGGTCGGATGGTGTTCAGCTCGTCCTGAAGCGTTCAGGGTACCCCTCACGCACATATACGCTGATGCTCAGCGGGAACGGCTGATCATGCCAGAAGATGACATCAACTTTCGCTTCACTGTGAACGGTGAACCGTATTCCAGAGATGCGCTTATGAAGATCTTCGACGACGTCCGCAAAACATCACGCATCACCATAACAGTGGTCGTGGATGACCTGCCGTGCATCCCGCTGACGGAGTCATACATCATCACCAAGGAAGCTGAAACCTTCGTGCGCCGTCGTGTGCTGCGGGTTCTCTTCCCGCCATGGCATATCCGCCTAGCGCGGTGGCTTAAGTCCTTTGGCGACTCGTAAGCTGTTCACATTGCGTTGAACAGCAGGAGTCAGCGAATCGCGAAGATGCTCCGCGCCACCGACTATCTGGTTCTTCATAGGCTCAACCGCAGATACAAGCTGTGACAGACCAGTGTGGTCTCGGCGCCAGAGCCACACAATGGTAACAGCGCCTAGTGCGCCAAGAGTCCACACAATGGGGACTAGGTAAGGCACGAGCGATGCGAACACCAAAGCGAGAATAGCGATAGCCCAGAACACCCCGCCAGCCCCGCGGGCGATTCTGGCGATGAGCGGTACCGTGATGAAGAACGAAGCAGCAACTGCCACCATGCCGAGCACGCCGCAGACGCCGGCGATCCAATAGGCTTTCTCCTGGGCACGGTCAACGCGCTCAGTGATGATGTCCTTGTCCTTCTGGGCAAGTGACTGTTGGATCGCAAGCCCATCAGCTCGGTTCTTGTCAAGCTCGGCCTGCAACTGTTTCTTCTCAGCTTTTAATTGCGCCAGCTTATCCCCTTCTTCAATGGCTTTCTTCTTTTCAGTGGCTGCTTCCTCCATCTTCTTATCTGCAAGATTTGTCAAAGTAGTAGGTACCGCAGGGATTGCAACTGAAATCGGCTCGGTCTTCCGCGTGTCAGAGCACGCCAAAATGGATAGCGAGCAGGCGATGGCAATGACGCCAAGCGTGAAAGGTTTCATGGCTCACCCGACCCGCGTGGCACGCAGCCACGACCGTGATGCACTGTTCGTGCTGAGTGTGCCAGACCCGTAGGTCAGTGTCGCGCCAGCTACTAGGTTGAAAGACGTAGTGGTGATGTCACCGATCACAGTGACTGCACCAGCGCCAGTCCTCGCCACCCCCTCCACGTGTTCGATGCGGCTGGACGCCACCTTGACAAGACCACTGAACGTCGCCTTGTCGAGAGGGCTGCCGAGCTGCACGTATCCTGAGAACTCCCACAGCCCCGCAGACAGCCCAGTCACTGAGCTATCACCACTGTTGTTCTCATCGTACTTGGTGTCGAAGGCTGCGGCCCATTCAACACCACCTGACCCGTCCGGCTTCAGGACGAGCGTGGTATCTGTCTCCTGAGTCACGCCACAATCGGGGAGCTTAGCGTACCCGTCATCGCGAAGTCGCCGGCCCTGGCTTTGCTTGGCTGGCTTACCTGCGGTGATCTCCGCATCAGAGACGGGGTCAAAAGGGAAAGACGGAGCAGGCATGATTGTTCCTTACGCCCAGAGGTACGGGTCGTCGCCGTTCGGCATGGTTGGAAGTATAGCGTCAGTGGCCCAATAGCCATTCGCGTCCCGCTCGGTTTGGGTGGCGTCCACGTAGTCAGGCGCGGCGTCATCAGCCCAGAGCATGTAGCGGCCCGGGTCTTGCGACACTTGGCAGGTTACTTGAATCTTGCTGCCAGCGGTCGTCTCTTTGGCTTCAGTCACGATGGCGATGACTGGCTTCCTGGCGCCAGTATCGTCTACGAACCCACGTGCATCAATGCGCAGGGTGTCGCCGCTCCACAGTGCAGCGTCCTTAGAATCCATGCTGAACGTGATGGTCGTGAGTGGTTTGCTGTAGCTGTTCCCGAGGTTCTCAGCCACTGCGAACGCAGATGCTTGGGCCACCGCCGGCACCCATCGGCCGAAGATCTTGCGGATACGTTCGGTCTTGTACTGGAACCCCACCGGGTCACTTGCGCCGAGATTCGCATACTCGTAGATGCGGCGGTAGTTTGACGGGTTGTCGAAGTCAGTGGTCGGGTCAATGATGTCGAAGAAGAAATACACATTGGACAGGCGCTCGGCATCGTCCACCTTGACGGCCAAACTCTGTTCGCAGATATTGTAGTCTTCCCCGACTTCAGTGATCTCGTCTGTCAGCGCGGGGCGGTTCAACCGGAAGTTCACCTTCTGTGTGCGCACGTCAAACCAGATGTACGAACCAGTCTGCTCGCACAAGGACTTCACCAAGTCTTTGACACCCGTGGGCGCGGGGACGATGCCAAACACAGTGACATCCACACCCCAGTCGTCGCCTTCAGTAGTGAACTCGGTGTGATCAATGTAGCCAGCATCTACCCCACCATCGATCAGCATCTGGTACATTGCTTCATCTGCCCGGGCCGTGACCTCGTCTACTGCCCCTATGATGTAGCAGTCTTGCGCCTTCGCCCCCGAGTCATGCGCGATAGCTTCAGTGCCAAGAGCGCCGCGAACGAAGGTGCAGTAAGCGTGTGTCGCATCAGTGGAGTTGACGGTGTAGCGGACGATCTCACTATCAATGGCCATATACCCATCAGTGTGCGGGACGTCAGTAGACGTATCAGCGCACACCAGGGTCACAGACGTTGCTGAGTTGGATATGGGGCCATCGAGTGTGAGCGCCGTCGCGGGTGGCAACTGTGCCTTGTCCGAATCGATGAACGTGAGCACATCCTTGGCAGTGATGGTGACGTTCCCGTTGGCATCGGGGCCATCAATCTTATCAAGGAAGTACACTGCGGTCTGGAAGTTGGCTGGGTCCACAGTGCCATCGTCTGACAGGTAACCAGTGGACACGACCATCTTCCGTTGATAGTAGAATGGGTTCCGCGCCAAGAACTTCCCGAAGAAAGTCCCTTGCGACACATCATGTGTACGGTCTGCAAGGTACTTGTCCAGCCCGCTGTCATTGTGCTCAGTGTCCATCAGCTTGACAGAGATGGACGCTCGCTGCGAGATGCCGCCCTTGCGCTCGATGCGGGTCGGCACAAAGGACACATCACGGATGCACGGAATGGCGTTCTTTGCATCGAACGTAGACCCGCCAAGGTTGTACCTCTGGTTTGCAGAACAGAAGGTGTAGACCTTATCAACGTTCACATAATGGTCTTTATCCTGACAGGTGACGAAAGTGTTGTAGCACTTGCGGACGCCAGTCGTTCCGACGGCGGCGGTGCATGGCGAAGACCCGTACGTATTGTCGCACGAGTCCATGTGGATCTCGATGAACGTAAAGGGCTGCCTGCCCGATGTTGCACGCAATGCAGCGAGTGTCATACGCCCCTCAGCTTAAAGCCCATCTTCATGAACTCGACAGTAGCATTCGCCGGCTTGCTGATGCTGCCGTCTGTCCATGCATGGAAGCACCGCCCACCAGACCCCGCGGCATACTTGGGCCAGCACACAAAGATTGGCTTCTGCTGCAGAATATGGATCAACCGCATGCCGATGGTGTCCACCCAATCAGGATCTAAGAACTCCAGGTTGACCTCAAAGGCCACGCCGCGGTCCAAGACAGACCGGCCGAGGTAGAACCCGGACTCGCTGATGGTGTTGATGATGTCTTTGTTCTCGGAGTACTTCGGTGGCATCAGCCCCACGAACTCCCCAATGTCCGGGATGTACGCATTGCCAACTGACAGGACCGCGAGGTACGCCCCCGTGGCGTTCGTCTGCACCTTGAAGTAACGGTACGACCCAGAGGTGAAGCTCTTCCACAGGGACCGCGGGGCTGGCTCGAAGTATGGAGCCGCAGGTGCAGTGTATGAGAAGGTTGCCAGAGTGGTGGACGTGGCGAACGTAGGATCGTTGGATCCCTTCACGACAATGGTGCCAGTGTAGGTAGGCCAGTTCGGAACTTCGATGGCCACGTAGTCCACGTCCTTCGCGGAGCCACAGTCAAAGATGACGTAGCCAGTAGCTCCAGATTCGTACCACCGAGACCAGGGGAATGGGTTCAGCAGGTTGCTGGCTTCATAGCCAGACACTGAGCTAGACGAAGAAAGGATCGAAGAATCCTCGATCACATTCTCTGCACCAAATTGCCACTGACTGCCCATTAGTTGATCCTTATGTCCGTCCCGCCATCGCGGGTGTACTCTTTGAGCTGGCCTGCTAACTGGCGCATGGACTCTGCGGAGAACGGGCCGTCTCCGTTGATACTGATGTTGATAGTGCGATTGGTGGCGCTCCCACCGCTATAGGCTTCGTTATTCCCACTGGCTGGGGACGTGGTGCCACCTGCCCCTCCGGCCCCGCCGGCACCACCTGCTCCGCCGGCACCACCTGCTCCGCCGCCGAAGTTAGTGCTGGCGATCCGCTGAACGTTCACGAGGCCGGCAGCAGTTACGGCCGCAGCGGCAGCGAAGTTCCAGGGGTACGGCACTTCAGCCAGAGCTTTGTTCGCGCCGAGATAGGTGTTGACCACAGCTTCACCGATGGCAGCAACCTTACCGACTTCGAACATTTCCTTGCTTTTGGACTGCATGAGCGTGGCGAGGTTGCCGAGGATCATGCGGTTCAGTTCCAACTTACCATTCAGTGAAGAGATGTCAAGCTGGTGCCGCTTGTCTGCCTCCTCCTTCTGAGCGGCAGTCATGTTCGCTTCGTGGTTGGCGTCCAGCTCTGCCAGCCGGCGGTTCTTGGCAGCCTCCAGCTCGGGATGTTGTGCAGCCCAGTCCATGACCACTTGCTTGCGGCGTGCGTATTCAGCTTCTTCCTGGGCCACTGCCCCCTCGCGGGCGAGACGCTCATTGTCAAGGGTGGTCTTAAGCTGGTCGAAGTTGGAAGTGACAAGGGCGAACTGCTGCTCCTTGAGATCAGTGCGAGCATCGAGCGCAGCCTTCTCTGCAGCGAGCTGTTCAGCCAGCCCATCATTCATTATGCGGGAGATGTTCTTCTGGTGCTGTGACTCCAAGTCTTCAAGGATACCGAGGGCACGGTACTTCTCCATCTCACCGAGCTTGCTATATTGCTCGGTGAGAATCTTCCGCTTCTTATAGGACTCCTCTTCGGCCGCCAGCGGGGACAGTGCCGCGCTGGCTTCCTTCTCCAGTGACTTGACGATATCGTCAATGCTGGAATTGACAGACTCAGAGTATTCCTTGGCAGCCTTGGCAGCGTCTTCCGAAGCTTTCTTCTCAGCCTCAAGAGCCTTACGGATCTCTTCGCGCTTGGTCTTCTCTTCGTCCAGGCCGACCTGTGCATCTTGGTTGGCCTGCATCCCGGTGGCACCGACCTTCTTCTGGGTGGATATGATATCCCCCATGGAGTCAGTCAGGAACACCGCAGACTCCATCACCGCAGCGGTCGCCACAGAAGCGCCGGTCTTGATGTTATCCCAAAGGCGTCCCCATCGGATGCTGTTCTTTTCGATCATGGCACCAGTGGTGTCCACTGTGTCTGCCGCGAACGTGAGTCCCTGTGCCGCCTTCGCAGTGGCCCCATCAAAGTCAGTCAGCAGGTTCAACAGCTTGGTACTGCTCTTGCCGAAGATCTCAGTGGCCCGTGCGGCCCGCACAGTAGGGTCCTCGATGGCAGCGAGCGCCTTCGCCAGGATCTGCATCTGCTTGTCAGCGTCCAAGCCCTTGAGCTCGTTGATGCGTACACCAAGCCCAGCCAATGAATCCGCGGCAGCCTCATTACCAATCTGGGCTTCACCGACAGTGCGGGTCATGCGCTCGAGGGCATTGACCAAAGACTCGGAGCTTACGCCAGCTTCAGAAGCGGCACGCTGCAGAAGCTGGATCTTAGACGCAGCCAATCCGGTCCGATCACTGATGTCATCAAGCTGGCCAGCGTAGTCCGCGCCAACCTTCAACATAGCGACTAACGCAGCGTACGGTCCGATCTTGATAGCTTTTGCCCACATATCTGAGACAAGTGAGTTCTGCTTCATGGAGTCATCCATCTTGGACGCCCCCTTGTTGAACTGATTCATCTTGTCCTGCACCTGCTTCATGGACGCATCAAATTGCGCCATGTCCGCAGTGAGCTTGACTACCAGTTCATCAAGGGGCGTCGTCATGTTACTCCATCTTTCTTTCTAGCTTGCCGTAATTCGTAAGCCGCTTTCATCTCATCAAACCGCTTACGGTCCATCGGTTTCACGTTCGCCTTGTTACCGCTGCTCTCTTCGAACTTAAAACGGTACAGCGTCCAGAACTCAGGGGTCGTGACATCCCATGCTTGGCACGGAGGTACATGGAAGATTGTAACCAAGGCAGAGAAGTACCGCCCCCAATCTTCACCCTGGTCCTCCGTGCTTACGGAGGGTTGCCATCACCTGCAGGAGTCGGGGTAACCGTGGCACGCCCACCGATGGTGAGCGACCGCAGGAACTCAGCGGCGCTGAGATGGAGTTCCATCACGCCAAGGTATGAGTTGTCCGCGATCGTGAACTCCTTCGGCGAACCGCCGGCACGAGCAGCCTGATCAAAGATCAAGACCGCGTCTTCCGTGGTTGCAGAGCTGTCAGCGAAGGACTGGATCAGCTCACGGTTTTTCTTTCCCGTGAGTTTCTCGATGTTCATCGCAGCGCGCAAGCTCGGCCGGAGAACGACGAGGTCATCCTTCTCCTTGCCGATCCGTACGAGGATCTCACCTGCGGCATTTGGCGTCCCATCCATGTGCAACCTCTTAGGCGTCAGGGGTGAAGGTGACAGCGCCGCTGGACTCGAGCGTCAGGGCGTAGGTCTCTTCGGCATTGTGCTCGCCAGCGCGATCACACTTGGAGACCTTGAACGACCCGGCGTATTCGTCGCCATTGCCGGTCTGGAGCTTGTAGTGGCGGATCGCGCCGGTCATGGCGAGACTCATCATGGTCCGGAGCTGGGTCTGAGCATTGAACACGCCGCTCAGCGTCAGGCTCATGGACTTGATGCCGCCTTCGATCTGGGTACGCCAAGGCATGTTGTCCTTGTTCGTCACGTCGATCATTTCGTTGTTGATGGAACCTGAGGTGGAACGCATGCCACCGATCAGGGTGAACGTTTCGGTGCCACCTGCGTCACCGAGCAGAACGAGGAATTCCTCACCGAGAAAGCCGTCAGCCATGATATATCCCTTTCTTTGCGCATAGGCGCTTTGGTTATGTTACGGGCGAGCAGATTGCCTGCCACACTATTTCTTAACTGACTATGAAACTCTCCGAGGCTTCAGCACTATCGGTCAGGCCAGTCTTAAAACCTATGGCCTTCACGGTGTACGAGCCAATCGGGAGGAAGAACGGGTCTACGTAGAGCTTTGAACCAGTGAACACATGGTCGCTCAAGATGATGCCATACTCGTCCGGCTCTACTCCAGACGCCAATGCCACAATCGCGGCGTCACTCAAGGCTACACCGTAAGCAAACAACTTGTCCACCGAGCCGTCGCCAGACGCGCCGTTCTGCGTATTGTAGGCGTTGATGTATTCATTGGCGGGATTTGTGTAAGATCCATTCTCATAGATCTTGACCCCGTCAACCCAGATCGAAACTACATTTGATGCCCACCTCACCACGCAATGGTAAGTGACGTCAGCAGCAAATGGGGCCAGCCCAGTGTCCACAACACCCACTTCCACCGTCCCCAGCCCAAGCCGATACCCTATGCCAGCCTCCTGACAGAACAGACCCGCCAGACGTGGCATCCGGTCACTCATGTTTGGAGCAGAACTAAACTTCGTGATGAACGCCCCATATGTGCAGTCTCCGCCCTGAGGGGTCACGAACACGCCGGCCAGCATGCTGTTCGCGCCGTCCCCTCCGATGCGGATCTTTCCGCCTGTGATAGACGCTTTGACATAGCCCGCTCCATACGGCTGCTGATCCATGTCCGCGGCCCCACGAATGGAAGATGCGGGGGAATTACCAACAAACGCATAGAAGTTCGCCGGGGGAGAAGTGTCAGAGTTGACCGGGGTAGATCCGTCCAGCGTGAAGTAGATGTCTGCGCCTGCAGTGGCATCGGTTATAGACACAGGGTCTTCGGTGGTTGTGCTACCACCTGCCGGAGAGATGACTGGTGTAGCTACGAAGGTCTCCCCACCGGAAGTAAAGACCACCGGGCCGGTGCTTTCCGCGGTGAGCGTATACACTTCGCAATCGTTGTGCTCACCGGTGCGCTCAAACTTCGAAATTTTCGCAGTGAACTCATAGGTATCATCAGACCCACTCAGGATCTTGCATGGTACGAAAGTGCTATTCATGAGGGACTGTTGCGCCTTGACGAGAGTAGCATGGTTTACCATGACCCCTGACGCAGTCGCTGAGAACGTTTTGACACCACCCTCCAACTGCAAGCGCCACGGCCCAGACGACTTGGACGTGACATCAACCATTTCGTTTGACATGGAAATGGCGGTGGAACGCTGGCCCCGCAACGTGGTCTGCACGCCGAGTATGTCCAACTGCAGGAGGAAGTCTTTGCCGAGGAAGCCGTCAGCCATGGGTCACACAACAGTCAGAGCACGGAGGCGGATAACCCCGTGTCGTGTATAGGTATCATCATGGCGGACAGTGCCAGCAAACATCACACGCAGCATGAAATTCTTTGAGCTCCCGACAGTACCTAACGGGGCACGGTGAAGAAGTGCATACAGCCGATCCAATACTGCATCGACTTCTTTGGTGCCATCGTACCGCGACCACACGTGCAGCGTGATGGTATTGTCCGCCCCATCCTGGTCTTTTGTATCGTTGTCCACCATAGATGGATCAATGTTCGCTATGTATGGGTAAGCTGTGCCTTGTGGGACATTGTCGTAGATACGGGTAGACACCATGGTCGCCAGTGTAGCATCCGCCGTTAGACGAGTGAAGATCGCCTTCCATACATCGCCGATACTGTAGGCGCTCATTCTTTGCTGTCCTTCAATTCTTTCAGCATGGCTTTGATTGGCTCTCTGTTTTCTTCAACAGCGGGCTGCATGAATGGACGAGGGGCGATCGTCTCAGTCCCGAATTCCAATGCCGCTGAATATGGGGCAGTTGACACAATGAGAACATGATCACCACGCTTCTGCACTTGGATGCCTCGGGCCAGCTCACCAGTATCTTGCGCAGGGGCTTCCCCGGGAGCAGACGCCTGATGGTTCCCATACACCACACCAGTCTTCTGACCACGTGCGATGGACTTCTTCGCGCTCTTTGCAACCATGTTGCCGCCCTTAACAAGAGCAGCACGGAGGTTCTTCTGATACTCGCTGGCCTTAGAGGACAGCCGCGTTTTCAATGACCCAAGGTTCTTCACCACGACACCGGCTTTTTCGCTCACGTTCCAACCCCAGACTCAGCGACAATCTTCTGCCACTGGTTTTTAAAGTCTACTGGAAAGATGTCCCGGATGTTAAAGTTCTCGCCGCGAATTACCAGTCGGTCTTTCACAGTGACATCAGTGTATCGGATGTAGACTGTATACACAGACTCAGCCTGCTGTTGCTGGCCGTAGTCACGCTCACGACCAGTCCGGTCCTCAACCTTGGCCCATGGGGATTCGATCGTGGTCCAGGTCTTTACCTGCCCGCCACGATCATCAGGCGTTAGCGTCTCACGCTGAATTGCAATTGGCTCGCGCAGGTCACATGCACTTACGGGGCAGGTCACATGAACTCCAGCATACGGTATTGTGACACCAGGATCTCGGCCCCACATGGCAGCATGCATGCCGCGGCACTCCCACTGGAGCAGTCGCATCCGCCGCGGCTGTCATAGAGGAAGGTCACCATCTGCATAATGGCTTGCTTGATGTCCCCCGGAACGTCCACCGCGGCGCCGAAGCCAGCGATGTAGGTGACCTCCACTGCGTTCATATCCCGCAGTTCGGTGGGCCATGACTCACCGCGACGCAGCATAATACGCGATGGCACCATGGGGTCGGACAGATCAGTCTGGTACACCGTCGGGTCCACAGTCGTGCTTGTGTCGCTGATGTCATATGTTTTCACCGAGGACACCGCAGAGATGGGCCGGTGCATCAGCTCGATCGTATCGGGGTATGCCTGCAGAACGTTGGCGTGTGCGGTACGAGTACCTGCCCACCATGGCTGACCGTAGCCAGGGAAGGCGTCCATGGTCTGGACGATTGTGGTGCTCATGAAGGCCATGCCGAGTTGCTCTTCCAGAGTCTTGCGGCACACCGTGATCAGAGCAGTGAGGAACGCATCGTCCGCCGAGGTTGTCACTCGGGCTTGAGCCTTGACATCAGCAAGCGTGACTGGTTCGCTGGCGGGCGGAACTGTCACGCGTGTGCGGCGAACGATGTGCGGCGAACGATGTGAGTTGATCATGTGATCGCCTTAGTGCTTCTTGAAAAAGCGTTCCGTAGAATCTTCACTGACTTCTTCGTCAGGCTCCAAGTCCCCAAGGACCTGCTCAAATACCCCGTCCGGAATGCGCATGTGCTGAACTACAACCCTCATCACACGCGCAAATGCCAGAGTCTGTCGCGTAGCGTTCTTGCGATCTTCCGCGCATTTCTTGCGGTCAGCTTCTAGCTGTTTCCAGAATACCCTTGCCAAGATAGCTATGACACTCGCGAGCACGACCACGACGGCCCATAGCAGGGCGAGCATGTCCGTCGGCATGGATGGGATCTCCATGGCTATTCGGGCTTGGTGATGGTCACAGTGATGGTGATCTGGTCGCCATCCTCGACGCCGATCAGGTCATCACGCAGGGAACCAAGATTCACAGTGACCCGACCGCTGTCCGACTCTTCGCCCGGCCGGAAGGCGATCTCGCGGAAACTGCCGGGGTCATCGACGATAGGGTCCGGCACATCGGTGCGGGAGTCCATGACAGTGCCTGAGTAGGTTTTGACGATGGGGTCAGTCATGATCAGATTTCCTGGAAGACGAAGGTGACACAAAGTTGGCCACCGGTCACGGTGACACCGTTGAGGTTGACGCAGAGCTGCTGCGCCACGCCGTTGAGCGTGACCATCTGGTCACCATCACCGAAGACGAATTCCTTGGTCCCGGGTACACCACTGGCAGCGGTCGGAAACATAATGTACTCGCGACGGACAGTGCCGACTGCAGTGCCGAGGCCACCGGGATTCGCGGTGTATGTCGAGATCGGCGTCGCAGTGGCTGCAGCGTTCGCGCTATCACGCGGCACCGCAGTCATTGCAACCGGAGTACCAGTGGTGTCCGCTGTGCTACGCTTGATGATCAACACTTCCACCGGGGCACCGGTAGTCTGCACACCAGACAGGATGATCTTCTTCACGAAGACAGTCTTCGTGGCGCTACCGCTGATCAGTGCGACGTCCGTGGGGGTTGCCGCGAGCGTGACCGTGGCTGATGCGTCGAAGGTCAGTGCCCGACGCATCAGGTCCTGAACCATAACCTCGTTCCACTTGCCGAGCGCAATGAACCCGTAGTCACCATTAGCAGAGGTGGCAGCAGTGGTCGGCGGGGTATCCTGTCGTACGCCAAGGGCCATCATACCGACATCGCCAGAGGCGTGTGCGGCGTCTTCACCCTTTCCGAGATTTGTGCCACCCGTACCAGGGGTCAGAGTCGTGGTACCAGTCAGGGTCGTGACAGTGGTCACCGTCGTTACGGTGGGGAGCGTGCCACCGCCCACAGTCATGTTCAAGTTCGCGGCTGTGGCCTGGAACACACCGACCGAATTGTGGGCATACGGAAGCTGTGACAGTTCCGCCGTTGCAGCGACGGTACCACCAGTGACACCAGTGCTGATACGGAAGCGGATATATCGCTTGTTGATTGCGAACCGGAATGACTTGGTGGTGCTCGCAGCAAGGGTGAGACTTGTCACGAGGAATGGCGATGTGACCGTGTCGTACGCTGTGAGGATCGTGCCAGCGGCGTTCAACGTGGTGTCATTGGTCTCTTCAAAGGAGACCACGCCAGCGCCGATGCCTGCTGTCGTCACGATGTCAATGCTACCGGAGTTGAACCCCTGCGCATCATACCATCCTGACACAGTGCCAGTCAGCAGGTCCGTGTTGATAACTGACTGGCCGGTGGGGCCAGCCACGTTCAGCCGATTGCAGAAGACAACCGGCTGTGAAGCAGCAGCAGCCGCAATGCCAACCGCAGGGAGCTTAGCCCAGATGCCCTTGAGCAACGCGACAACAGACCATGCACTGGTGCTGTCGCTATTGGCTGCGTCCGCCTTAGCGCCGAGCGTGATCTGCGAACCATCAGGCGCACTGATGGGCGTGCGGCCGTACTCATCGGTCACAGGCATCGTGCCGTATTGGGTATCCACCGTCACGTTCGCGGTGACACCAGCGTTGTTCGTGAACGTGACTCGGAGATAGTTGCCGGCGAGCGGGATGGTGGCACCAAAGTTCGTGCCAGCCACGACCGCGAAGGTAAGCGGGCGGAGCGGTGACGCGCCTGCAGCGTCGATGAACTGCCGGAGGGTCAGCGTACCATTCTGGTCAGTCTTCACCAGAACTGCCACCTCAGGCGCTGCGAGGATGGACGTCGGAGTGCCTGCCACGTTCCACTCGACGCCAGCCCCGACAGTGGTCGCCATGCTGTTCGCAGCGTCCACGACGAAGTTCGTCGGGCCAGACGCGGTCAGCATCGCAGTGGAACTGCCCTGAGCGATACCAGTGAACCGCTCCCACAGCCCCTTCCAGATGCCCTTCAGCAGCGCGACAACCGACCACGCGGTAGTGTCACCACTGGTAGCGGGCGCGTCTGTCGTCGAGCCGAATACAGCCTTATCCTCCGTGGACAAGGCCACCGGCTGTGAGTCGGCTGCAGCGGCACGACCATTGGGATTGATCGTGAAGACCGTGACGTCGTTGCCGTCTTTGTCCTTCACACCGATTGTTGGCTGAGTCATGTTGTCCCTTTAGAAATACGAAATGATTGGGATGTACTGCGAGTTAGCAGCATACCGGAAGTCCAGCTTCAACGTAGGCACAGGCGTGCCACCGGAGACAAGGACCCCCGAACGAAAGATTGCGAACCCGATGCCGATCGGGTGTCTCATGAGAACGCCACGATATCCGAGCCAGCGGTCACCTTCACGCAGCGCACAGGCAGGATCGAACCCGCGGGAACGTTCTTGAAGGTTACGGAAGTACCGTTCTTCGTGGTGACAGTGACGTCACCGGTGGTGCCCACATACAAGCCCTGAGCAGTAGTGGGGAGATCCGAGGCAGAAGGGGTCACCGCGAACGCATCAAGCGCCGGGGCGCCAAGCACGCCATCATCACCTTGAAACTTGTCGGGCACAGGCATGACATCACCTTTCCATTACTAGGATGGGTGCGCTCAGGCAACACACCTGAGCGCACCCATTCACACTTGTTCAGGCCGATCAGCGCGTGGGCGCGAGGTTCGGCTGCGAACGCAGGACCATGGCGGACAGCGGAGTGCCGGTGCCATGGGTACCGCTGAAGTCCGCGACGATGCGGACGTACCGCTTCGTGCCACGGTAGCCAGCGGTCACGATCTGGCTGCCATTGTTGCCAGTGGTGCCGTCCTGCGCATTGCCGAACTCGCCGTTCGTGCCAGCAGCCAGGAGGCCGGAGGTGCTGTGATCGAGCAGATCACCAGCCGCGACTGGAGTGTAGGTGGCGTCGTCGTCACATTCCTCAGCGCGGAACTGGATCTTGTTGGAGGTGGTGAGGGTGATGCCGGGGGCGCCGATCGACGCCATCAGCAGAACACCGCCAGCGGGGAAGTCCCGCAGATCGACGCCGGTGCCATTGGCATCAGCAGTACGCACGGCCGGGAGCAGTGAGACCGCTTCCAGAACCGAGGTGTAGATATCTTTCCGGGAAGCCATGATGAATCCTTTGAGAAGTTGTTGATGCGCCCCTCGCGCACACACGCACGCGAGGGTTCGACTTTATCAGGCCGACAGGACGAGACCCGAGAAGGCCTCGAAGTTCAGCACGTCGCCACCGAAGCGGATGGTGGTGTAGAGCTCGACGTACGGCTTCGAGCTGTAGGGGTCGCGCAGGACGCGCATGCCCTGGCGATCCACGATCTGGTAGGTCTCGGCGATATCGCCGAACACCGCACCGACCGCACCGCTGGCCCAGTCGGGGAGGTCATTGGT